GTGAAACCAGCTAATCTATGGCTTAGTTTATTATTAATTGCTTTAAGATCGGCTCTGTATGTTAGTACAGCACCAGTATTGTCGCCCAGTAGATAATCAATGACATAATTGATCAATCCCGAAGTCAGTGTTCTAGTACTATCTAAAACAGTATTTGGCGTCAATAGATCTTTTAATCTTAATCTAATGCCTGTTTCACTGTAAATTAATTGATCATTTTTATTTTTAATAATTCTAGATCGATCCAAATAAATGCTTAATACACGAGTTGGTTGCATTAAAATCATAGCAATTAACAAACTAAATGGATAATAACTACTACGACGCCACGCTGATTCTACTGGGGCTTGGTCACCAAATACATATGTTCCTGATTTATTAACTACCCCTTGTATTAAATTAAGCTGCATGGGGTTTAGTAGATTGCCATCTTCGCCTACTGGGATTTTTTCAAGGATAGGTTTGGCAAACTTTGGGTTTCTAATAATTGGCTTGCCTGGTTCTTTGATAATACCATCACGCAAATCCTGCCAGAGTATTAAGTTATTAGAGGTGTATGGTGCTGGGCCATAAGTATCCTCCCACCATATTGGTTGAACACTAAATCCTAAACTTTCCCAAGGTGTCAAGTGTATACGATCAGTATCAAAATACCATTTATAAATACCTCGCCAAAATGCCGGAATATCGGCTCCGTCTATCCCACCGCAGTCACCATAATTATAAGTAAACGGATTATTCAACTCAGATTTTAAGGGCTTAGTAAAATCTTGATCAATGAAACCTAACCATTGATAAAAATTTGGTGCAAGTATTTGATTAAATTCGTCTATACTATAAGGGGCAGGCCTATTAAAACCAGGTATGAAGTCATAAATGTCCAAAAGATTAGGATTGTATTTGATTTTAATATTATTAAAAAATCTCTTTTCTAATTCTAAAATTAAGTCATCCCTATAATCATTAAAGGCTAATATTATACTACCATCATGGCCCTGAATAACCATCTGGGGTCGCACTAAGGTTATATCTAAATAAATCTTTGGTTCAAATTTTGGATATAGCCCCAATGATGTAGGCGTGGGCGGAATGTAACACCCGTCTGTAGTTTCATATTCATAAACTATTAATACATCATTTTCTTGTATATCTATCAATATTTCTACAAAACTATTAGAACCAAATACATAATCTCGTTCATACAATAATTGATTTTCATTCAAATAGATATTAACTGATTTATTGCTTAATTGATCTAAATTAAATAAACTAGATATAGGATATTTTTTAACCCTATAGTCTTGAACTGTGAAAACAGTCTTTTTTGATGCACCATATGCTAACATATCACTGAAATAATAAGGAACATTTTTAGGTCTTCCATCATTTATTTCAAATAAAACTAAATCTACAAGATCTTTAACTGGAAGTTCAGATGTCAATTCATTGATATGATTTACAAAATTTCTCTTAAATGTACCATAATCGTCTCTAGCAGATTCCAAAGCTTTTATCAAGTTATCCTTAATATTTAAATGGTATAATGCCGAATTTAAACTTCCACTGTGTTGAACAAATTTAAGTCCATAACTGCTGATATTTGAAAGATCTCTAAGATTACTTAATCCAGGATAATCGCCATTAAATGAATCAAGATTGTCTATAATAGAATCTACATGATCAATAATTTCCCCTAAGGTAAAATTATTAATATTATCATTTAATGGATTATTTTGGAAATTAATTGGTAGTTCGTAGTGTCCATTATTATTTTTATTTTGTTTAGAATAACACTTTAATGTAAGTACATCAACCTCATCAATATCTGAAAATAATATCACCTGTTTATAAAAGACAGAATCCTCAATAGTAAATTTATTTTTATTAAGCCTTTTACCATTTATATAAACTTTAACTAATAAATCATCAAGATTAGTAATATCGTCGTAGACATCAATTGGAAAATTATTGGTCAATACCACCGGTGTTTTTACCCCGTCTACTACTTTTTCTACGATTTTATTTTTATAAATTCTCACAATAGGTTGAACATTTTTTAATACATTTTTAGTCCATCCATTGAGATATTCGTTACCTAATTTAGAGTACTTTTTAAGAAACTTATTATCAGTTTGTTCAGTTATTATATTTGCTTGGTCCTTATAGGAAAAAGTATTTTGTAACAAATCATAATTAAAAAGAATATCGCCAATATTATTAATATTCTTATAAGTTAAAGGAAATCCCAATTCCGAATCAATGGTCCCGGTTCCTATTTTATAGGAAAATATTTTGTTCCCTGTAAAAGAACTACCTTGATATTTGTCAATATCTGTTATACTAGTTTCATCTCTATCAAACAGATCAAATAATGGAGCTTGATTTTGACTTGTTTTTGTTTGACCAATTACCCAGTTAGTTCCATTATACCATAAATGTTTACTTTTATAATTAACTCCATTTTTAACCATTACTGTTTGTTCTAATAAAGGCGTACTATCTTCTTCCTCTACTAGATGAACTTTTCTTGAGCCTATATTATTCTCTGGATTATCAGAAATACGAACAAACTCCACTCTAAAAATCTTATTTTTAACCAGCGGATCCTTATCAGCCGTAAATAATATACGATGACCATCAAGTAATTGTATACCATCAATATTATAGCCCAATGATCCTTCTATAGTAGAAAAAATATCATTGGTAAAATCATCAACAAGATCTATATCTTTTTTAGAAAATATACCAAAATTATAAAGTTTAATATTTGCATTAAATTCTATTATGGGCCGTTTTGCTCGTTGTGTTTGATCAAATACTGCTTGTTTGCCTAAATGTTCTGCGGTTTTTTGAATAATATCAGCATGTACCCAGCGATTGTATCTAGTCCATGGATTACGATCAGTACTAGCTCTGTTTATAGTAATATAGTCTTTTCGTTCACCTAATGCCAGTATATCATTATAAGGCAAATCATCGAACCCCGAACCGTCAAAGATTACTTCATAATTTTTACTATATGATGGCGCTACTATTTCTAATTGTCTTTCTGATATAAGTTGAATTCGTTCCCCAACACCTTCTACGTAAAAAACATCTTCACTGTATGATTTAGGCGTAACCTGGCCTTTGAAATTGACCTTCATACCGTTGCTTAAAAATACCCCGCTGGGCAATTGATAAGTTTTTTTGTTTAATATTTCATTTTCAACATCTATGGCTGTATTTTCTTTAATATCAAATATTTTAATAATGCCAGCTGTATCTAGTGAATTTTCGCTTACATAATAAAGAATATCTGGACTTCGAAGAGGCACTGTAAAAGTTATTACACCCTTTTCTACAGCATACTCATCAATACCGAGATATCTATAATTCTTCCCTATTTCTCTTTGAGTTTTAATACTAAATGGTTCACCGGGGGTGTTTATTTCAAATCTATAAGTCTGCCCACGATAAAGTGTGAGTGCAGGGTTTCTAGTCAACCCATCTGGAGTAAAAAGAAATGCCCTATTGTCGCCCTCGTCACTAAGTGTAACTGTAAAAGTACTGGATATTCCTTGTTGTTGACCATAAATTGTAATTATTTCTGGCCCCAATGGTAGCCAATAATAATGTAGATAATTAACAATTTTATCCCAATCTATATGCGGTTCCCAACTATAAAATTCTTGTTGATTAATTCTTTGATGGTTACTAGTTATGCCACCCAATACATTTATAGTATTGATATGATCCAAATAATCTTTAAAAAAAGTCACATTTCCTAGGGAATCCTCAATGACCAAACCTGGTTCAAGTTGATAATTTTGTCTATCTATTAGAGGTTCTTGAAGGAAAATGTCTTTGGCTGTTGTCGCTTTGGAATTTTCTCGACCAATAAATCCATTAAGTCTTTTTACAGTACCACCTTGAATTAATTGATCGATAGTCCCAGCAATAAACTTTTTATTGCTGTCGGATCTATAAAATTTAGGTAATAAGGATTCAGTTTTTCTTTTTTGATTAGGGTCAATAGGAGGCGCACTGTCTAATTGATTATCCTCCATCAGTATTCTCCCGAGTTACTTGTAATATTTTGTTGTGATACAACGTTGTTAATAGCACTAATAGGCCCTTCTGATGAAATTGTACTAGCTGTTATGGCACTGATAACTTCGATATCATCAGTGGTGGCGCCATTAACAAAGATTTGATTACTCTCTGATTTGATTTCAAAGAAACTGCCAAAAAATAAATTAGGTTGTTTAGGGACTATGACTATATTAACTAAAAATGGAGTAGTCCTGGCCATCACAAAGGCCGCTAGTTCACTAAAATAAAAACTATCACCAAAGTCCCAATTTTCCATAGCAAAAAATTCGTTAATCGCTGACAGCACATTAGTTTTAATTTGATTATCGCTGATAATTTGTTCTGGATTTTTAATTAATTTAAAAGTAGCCTGTAAAGTTGGTTCAGCTTTTGCACCAAATAATACTTTATATTTTACTGGATGATAAATGACTTCATCGCTCATGGGTTTAATATTATTCAATGACGGCGACAATAATAAATTTAATTGATCTGAACTTGGCGGCAATGGTTCTGAGCTAAGATTGCCGAATAACCATTTTCTAAATTCTAAATCATATTGCTTAGTTAACACATATATGTCCATAATATTAATTTGGCCAGGATCTATCCTTGCTTGATAATCTGCACTATGAACATATTGGAATTTTAATTTAGCTCGGCCTGGATATACTTTATAATTTAAATTAGATATAAATCTACTTTGAGTAGCATTCCAGTAACTAACTGAATCAGAATCAATAAAATAAAAATATTGATCATTTATTTTTTCTAATGCAGTAACATCATTAATTGATGGTTTAATTTTAACTATATCAGTGTTCTCAATATATCTATAGTCTAATTGACTGTTACTTATTTCATATCTTTCTAATACTACAAACTTAGATTGTTTACTAGTAGGAGCAACAACACTGTCAAAAATATCAGGGTCATCGACAATTCCATCATCATTACTATCATTAAAAGTAACTTCTATTTTTTTATTATCTATATAACCATCTGTGCCTAAAAATTCTTTATTCACTTCCCAATCTAAATTATAGGAAAATGGTAAATTAGTATCTGGTCTAGTATTGATATTTAAAATACTAACTTTATCTTTAACTATTTTATTACTTCTATTGTCGTAAACTTTATTATTTGATTCAAAATGAAATCTTATTTGTTTGTCACTTTCAAATACATATCTGATCTTTCTCGTTTTGATCGTATAAAATTCAGTATCCGTACTAAACAGTATAAGCCAACTAGAGTCTAAGGCCTTGTTACTAGTATCACCTGAACTACCTATATTAAACAAGTTGTTTATGGAAAGATTTGATTCATATACTATGGCCCACTGTTTTTTAATTAGATCATATCGTAACCCAAAAGGTTTATTGCTAAAAATTAAGTCCACCATGGACGCAATAACAACGGGTTCCAAACTTGTACGCCATTTTGGTATAACTTGTTTAAGTAATGCCCTACTAGGAACTGCAACGTTTAATGTAACATCGCCTTGGCCATTTGTTAACACTCCTGTTGCAGTGCCAATATTATTAGGATCTTTTATAATTCCTAATCCATTATTATTAACACTAACAACTTTTGCCCAAATATAAGAATTTGAATTGGGGGTAGTCGTTGTTCCTTTAATTATTTGATTAGAGTCAGTTTTTGAGAAAACTTCACCAGATGGTGCTTCAAATTTAATCAGTGCCCCCGGCTCTAAATTTTTCAAGTCATTATTATTGATCGAGCCAATAACTAGTCCATTAATATTTTTAAAATGTCCAGTAGATTGATTAGTGTCTCGTGTTACCTGCGTCCAAGTTAACGAATTAGCCGTAATTAAATTTTTTCCAAATTTATCATAGTAAAAATTTCGAAGATTGATATCTTTAATGATGTTCAATACTTTATTATAAACTATGGCCTCAATATCTGTTTTACTAACATACTTAAATCTAAAACTTTCCTCATATTCTTCCTTATAAAGCACACCATCATCACCAAAAAGATTAACACTGCTATATTTTCCTGTGGGGTCATTTAGATCAAAGTATCTACTAATCCCGCTACTAGTTCTATTAATAGCTTTTATTTTAGAAACATCTTGGCTGACACTTAATGGACTAATATTATAATCCTCTGCTGTGATCATACGATTTTGTGTATAATATGTAGCAGGCGCTTTTAATTTAATTTCTGTGTTACTTTCAGATAAAGAACTATTTGTAACACTGGACTGTAGTCCCATTGTAATACTTAATGTTTCAATTTTTCCTAAATTAGACAAATAAGGCAGTGAAATAGATATGTTTTTTATATCTTTAGGATTTATGGTATAGTTAATTCCATTACTTACTCGATAATATATTCTAAAAGACCCCATTGGAAGTGTGCCAAATGTGCCATCACTGAATGTTAAACTAATTCTATCTTCTGCCCTAGTAACAACACCAAAAATATTTCTAATATTTTTCTGTAAGCTATTATAAATCACATTATTGCCTTCAAAACTAGACACTTTACTCCAAAATTCTTTTTCTAATCCTTTAGGATCTAATTTATAAAGCCAAACATCAGTATTATTAATATTCGGAGCGTCAATATCGACAATTTCATTTACACTAGGTTGATCAATTGTGAACACACCTGTGTTCAATGTACCTTGTCTAAAATGTAAAAAGAATCCAGTAGTAGGACTGGCCGCACCTTTTCCATCATCCCTATAAAGAAAAGCTAAACTTTTACCAGGCTGGGGTGCATCCTCCACTATTTCCTTTCCGTCTTTGATAACAGTGCTGACTATTTCAAAATTCATATTTCTGCCATCTACTACCTTAGTAAATCCATATACAGGAACATTTCTACTACCAGTTTGAATTCTATATTGTTCTGTAGGTATATTATAAACTATAGCTTTGTTATCTGGATTCCCGAACTTTTTAATAGGAGGCAGGGTAGCATTAATAACTTTGATAAATTGGTCATACCAATTAGAATTGGCAGTATCATTCCAAATTATTTCTTGATTTGACAGATTTCTGCCATTGCTGTCTATAACTGTTTGAGTAGTTGTGATGCTGGTGAATTTTAATAAACCGTTGGCTGCTTGATTACGTTTAGCATTATAGCCCAACATTCTAGATAGCCTTAAAACACTTTCTCTACGTTCTGCTAATTCTAAAAAGTTTTCACGAGCATTTAGGTCCACTCTAAATGCAATACTTTGCCCTAAAAAAGCAATCATATCTATTAAGGCTAGATACTCACTGCTTTCAATATAATCATTAAAGTCTTCAGGATAATTTTGTCTAAGGTAATCTACCATGACTCTTCGAAGATTTTCAAAATCATAGCTTTGAAAATCAGCATTTTTGAAGCTTTGATAAATTCGCTTCCAGTCCTGTGATACCAGTAATCTATTTTGTCTATCAGTGGATGACATCTCTTATCCTTGTTTTGATATTTATAGCATATAATAATATAGTAGTTTAACCTATCAATCCGTTTTCTTGATCAAACTTAAAACGCATAGATTCTGAAATATTATAAGGAAGATAAGTCAGATCACATTCAATTTGAATGCCACTTTCATAGTCCGTAATTAAAATGTCATTTACGGCAACCCTAGGGTCATAATTGATAATATCTTCTACATTTTTTTTTATTAATCTTTTTAAATCTTCGGTCAATGGCTCAAAAATCACATCCCAAATTATAGTACCAAACTCGGGATTCATTAACCGTTCTCCCTGTCTGACATGGAAGTGATTAATAATATCCTGTTTAATCAAAGACAGATCATATAAAGTATATCCCCGCGTATCCTCACTTATTGAGCTAAATCCTCTATAAGTTCTAGGCAATGGCGGTTCTATTTTGGTATTACCACCTTTAACTACTATTTTTTCATAAAGACGTTGAATAGCCATAATTATTCATCCTTTTTACTCTTAGAAAATGTGTCAACAGCCGTAGTGTATACACTCCAGGCATCTGGAACAGGAATATCCTCATCAACATCACGATCAGTTTTATCTGTTTTAAACTTCACAGGATCTAAATTTTCATGATGAGGCCATGGTTCAGGAGTTGGTACACGGTGCATTATAGTTTTCATAAGTTCCTCACCTTCCTCATCCGGAACACCATGAGTTGATAAGGGTTCGGGTTTTTCAGCCTCATCTGCTTCTGTAGCTACTCCAGAGTTAAGATTAATGTTACCACCATCAACAGCAGTATTTGCTGCCTTAATATGGGTATCGCCACCTGACGTAAATTTATGTGTCCCTCCACTATTTAAATCATAATTCCCACCTGTCTTATCCAAACGATTGCCATCAATAGTAGTGTTAACATTGCCTTTGATATGATTTGTCTGATTCTTATCAACTATTAAAATTTGATCTTTTCCCACTTCAGTTTGCATTTTTTCAGCCACTTTAATATTGAGATTGCGTCCACATTCTATGTTGATATCGCGATCAGAATAAAAATTAAAATCATTTTTGGTATGGACGCTAATACTATCTTCTGCATAGATATCTATTTTTCCATCACTGGTCAATTCTATCCAACTAGTCCCTCGAGCGTTGCCAATATAAATCAAATCTTCACTGTTATGTAATAATATTTGATGGCCAGTTCTAGTTCTTAATCTTATTAATTCATTATGTGGAATAGTGACTTCGCCTTTTTCATCCTCTTCCACGCTGGCATATTCTGGTGGCCCATCTGTTGGCTTGGTCTTTCTTACAAATTTGTCATCGCCGTCGTCCATGACAAAACTTGATCCTCCCAGTCTATTAACATAGACAGTATTTTCATGTTCTTTTGGCCCAACCTTTCCCTTGGGGCCGTTTTTATCAATTGGTCCCGGAGTACTGATACCAAAAACAGCGCTGGGCCACTCTCTTCTAGCACTACTAGTAGTAATTCCCCTAATATCATCTAACAATAACCCTTGTTCTTTCAATATGTCGGCAAAGGGATGTTTGGGCTTTTTTACTTTGGTGGTATCAGTTCCAATTTGATCTTGAGTTCTTTTATTGTATTCGGCCACAGGGATTCTAGCTTGCCGACCTTTTTTATCACCCTCGGCCTCTTCATCTGTAGTGTATATGGTAGCAGCATACCCCGGAGTCATAAAATTCATATCTGAGTCTTGCACTCCACCAATCCAATATCCTCTTTTAGGATCTCCGCCTATGAATATTACTACTACCATAGCACCCACATCAGGAGGAATCATCCACATACCATAACTTTTTTGAGTGGTTTCGTAGCTTTCTTCATCTTTGATGTAGTCAATACTAGACGTTCCTAAAAAAGGACTTAGATATTTTACCTGTCGTAATTGACCCTCAGCTTTTGGGCTGTCTCCTACTTCGGAGAATAGTTGAACTTTTAATGTCCCCATATACCCGGGATCTAAGTGGCTGATCACTTTGGCTAAGAAAGGTCCTGCACTATTTTCTGGTTTTTTGTTTATTGGATCTCGTTGTTCAAGCTTTGACATTTTTATGGCCCTCCCTCTACATCTTCATATTCATCCCCTTGATCATCTGACGGTGCTGGTGGCGGCTCGTTAGCTATTTGGGTAGCTAGTGTCGGGGCTTTAGAATTGCTACTTTGTTTTTCTGTGTCTTGATTCGGCATCTTCATTAATTTAAGATCTTGTGTAAAAATCCCTTTGTTAAAATTATTAAAAACTTCACCTACTCTATATAACCCA